AATACATTACCAACTATTTTTCCTGTAGCACCTGTGTTAGATTGTGTAATAGTACCACCATCAAAAAGATATGCAGTATTACTAAGTTCAATATAAAGTGCTTTAGTAGATTGAGATTCAATAGATGATACTATTTTTCCTTTAACAGATTCTATTTCTCCAACAGCATCAGATCCATCTGTATCACTATTATCAATAACTAATTTACCACCAACAGAAAAATTAGATCCACTACTAAGAATTGTAGCAGATGATACAGTTCCTCTTGTTACATCTTCAATCTTCGCTACTGTCTGTACACCATTCTTAGATATACCAGAAGTTCTCAATCTATTTGCACCTACTGGCAAATCATCCTGAGTCATCTCAGAATTATAATTAGAATCTAATGGAAGTGAATAATAATTCTTTCCTACAAGATATGGAAATATTGGATCTCCATTACCATCAACTGTAGTAAAATATGCATAAGTTCCATCAGGATATTCTGGTGTAATACAAAAACGACCATTATTTTCATCTAATGTGCCAGATGCATCTGTAAACACCCAATCCTGAATAAAAGTTCCAACAGGATATGTTGTTGTAGAAGGTCCATTAGGTCTAGTAGAATTACCAAGATAACTAGAAGTCATCTGTGTGACAGTACTAGAACTGTCTAGTGGGTCTGTATAACCATAAGCACCATATATGGGGTTACCATCATATGCAAACCCTAGAATAGGAGAATGAGTAGATCCAGTGTCATTAGATCTTAATGTAGTTGGAGATGCATAATAAGAATATCCATGACCTTTAGCAGAATCAAAATTCTGAAACCAATATCCATTCTCAGAATCTACATTATTCTTGTTTATAAAATACTTGTCTTTTCTCCATTCTTTAATAGTTGCAGTAGCAGTAGCACCAGAACCAACAGGTATTAAATCAACTTTAACATTTTCTTGAGTATAATAATCACCACCATTAATCTTTGTAAATCCAGTTATAGTACCAGTACTTGAGATGGTAGAAACATAATCAGCAAATCTACCTTTACCAGCATTATCACTAATTCTAACTTCAGGAGGAGTTGAATAATACTCTCCAGCATTATTAACATTAATACTAGTAATAACACCATTAGTAACTACAGCAGTTGCAGTACCATTCCTTCCAGACAATACTTCTACTGTAGGAACAGCAGTATAAGCACCAGCATTAGTAATCTTTATTGATTCAACTACCTGACCAGATAATGTTGATGTTGCTTTACCAGATAAACCATCAACTAATACATATGGAGCATCGGTATAACCATTACCACGAGCATTAACATTAATCTTTTGAAGAGCACCATTATATACAACACTTGAATCTTTATATCCTGCAAATGGAATACCATTTGTAGCAATACCTACATCTCTGTACTTAGTCTCATAAATCTCAGTTGTAGAAATAGGTGACTTTCTAATAATTTTTAATTGCTTCTGATCCTTTATATCAGCAGGTTGATTAGTTGTTCCTACTACATGAGAAGGAAATCCAGAAGAAGCTATGTAATAACCTTCACCATCCTCATAGATAGCCGATACATTAGTATTCAGATCACTAATAAGAGGAGAAGCACCAGGTAACGCCCATCTAAGATTGTTTTGTGCATCAAAAATCTTTATATCATTTGTTAAAAAACCAGGTTCTGATATTTCAAGAAGATCATCTGGATTTGAATATGGTGCATTTGTCTTATTAGTCGCATTATATAAGACACCATAGACTAGTAATGTTACACCTGATCCAGATACATTTGCACCATATGTTACAGCAGTACCTATAGGATGAGTTGTATTTCCAGATCTTGTTTTAATAACAAATTGATTAACATTCTTATCTTCAAATGTAACAGTCTCACTACCAACTGTAAATTCACCTTTCTTATCCCACCCCATTGTGGATTCTACATCAATCCTATCACCTATAGTATCAGTAGTGGTAATAGACTCAGTTAATTTAGTTCTTGCAGCTGTGGAAAACTCTCCATTCACACTAGCTTCATTAAGTATGATCTCATATAGATCTTCCCCATCATATGTACCATTAAAACGCACATTATCAACAACAGCAGATGCAAAAGGATTCGTCTGAGAAATCTTTTTACCAATTAGATCTGTTACTGTACCTGATAATACTTTAACTTTGAGTGAATAATTGTTAACCCATGTAGATTCAGAACTCTTTAAGGTAAAGTCACGTGGATACGCAACCTCTGGTTCTGGATCATCTTTAACCAAACACTTAAATAAGAATTTAACAGACTTATCAGTTCCCTTTGTTTGATAAAAAGAACCTATGTTCTTAATAAGAGTCCTCTTATCAACTGCTTCATTTAAATATGCTTCTGGAAAATCACTTAGATATTCATTTTCAAAATTTTTAATTAAAGCATATAAAAATAAATTACTAATATTTAATACCTGAGATCCATTGGTATGACTGGATGCTTGGGTAGTAACAAATGTACTTGTGGAATAAAGATCTCCTAATTTTGTAGTACCACTTACACCACGACTAATTTCTTTAAATTGAGTATCTGTTCTACTCTTATAAAAACAGACCTCATCATCTATTTTAAAATATCCACCATTCTTAGGGAATGATGAAGCATCTGCTACTGTTATAGTAGTATCAGAAGGATTAATCAATCCATCTACAGTAGTACTTTGATTTAAAAGATTGTTCTCATAGAAATCAATATCACGATAAGACTCAAGGTTCTCAACAATATCATATGGTTGACCTTGTAATTCTAATTGCTCATAGTACTTTTGTATGAACTTACCAAATAGTTCATACTCTTCGTTAATGAAGTCAGGTAGTTGAGAATCAATTAAAAATGAGATTCTATTCGCAGTCTTTGACATCTACTCTTCTTTATATGCAACGAATTTACTCTTTGATACATCTACGTCTAGATACATCTCACGTTTAACTTCAATATCCTTATTTGCTGGTTTTACTCTTAATTCAATACGATTGTCAGAGAAAGTTCCTTTTAATATGGTAAAGTCATCCATTGTTATTTCACCCTTGGTGTAATCAACTGTACCTACTGAATCATTCAATAGAATCTTTTCACCAGTGATGGAATCTAGTCTATATAGGACTAATTTCCCATTTCTATCCTCTAGATATGAGGTATAGGTTGGATATTCAAATACTGTCATTCCTGTTGACCAAACTACAGGATTGTTACAATCAATTAAGAAAGGATTACCATAACACACTTCATAATATGAAGATGCATTGATTTGTGCAATAAAGTCCTTTCTCATAGTAACATCGGTATCATTTGAATTGATAGCACGATCTGAATTATCAATAACACCAATAAACTTACTATATCTAAACTTACCATTAAACTTCTCTGTACCAGAAGTCTTAAGGTATTCAGTTATTGCAGTAGAAACAGTTGATGCTACTTCTGTAGGTAACATCTTAGTCTTAGTTCCATTATAATAAATGTTACTTGTCAATTCTAAGAAAAGAATTGATGGATCTACAAATTCAGGTCTGATAGAAGCAACTGTATACTTCTTAAGTTCTGATTTTAACTCATTTTTAGTAAATGATGAAAGTGTAACAGCCTCAGTGGGTTTCACTGATAGGAACACCTTACCATATGCAGGTGGTTCTTGATCTTCTCCACCAAATACGATAATATCACTAATTGCTGGATATAAATTTCTAACTATGGCTTTATAATCATTTTGTGTTACTGCCCTGTTCTGTGATCCATAGAACTTAGGAGCATTAAACTTAATCTTATCAATAGTTTCAATATCTGCACCACCAGTTGCTACAGAAGAAGTAGTAATAGAAGTAACAGTATAAGGAGCAACTACAGTAGCACCATTTTCATCCTCCATAAGACCATTAAATGTAAAGGTCTTTGCACCATTGGTATCAGTACCATTTGTTACAATATAACTAACCTCAACTACATTTCCATCATCCAATTTCTTTCCAAGTACACCATCACCAAAAAATATCTCATATTTCTCATCTTCTATCTCACTAATGAAAAATACCTTATCATTTGCACCAATATCTAAAATATTATTTGCTGCTTTATAATCTGTTGATATAGTTGAACTTGCTGCTTCAAAAACTTTTACTTTTAATGTATTAGTATCAATTCCTGGATTATTAATAACAAATCGTTGATTCTTGTTAGTTACATCAATTATAGTTCTATTAGAAATATAAGATCCTTCATATATTGGAATATCCGTAAATGTCGCAATATTATTAGCAACAGATACCTTTAAATCATCTTTTAGTACATAACGATATAAGGTACTATCAAAGTTAGTTACAAATCCACTACCTGCTTTAAGCGAAACTGCGGAAGGTGCTGTACCAGTAAATGTAAGTACCATATCAACAGCCGCTTTAGGTGCTGTAATGGATTTGGGGAAATATCCAAGTTGTTTCGCAAGTGATACTACATTGTCCCGTAGAGTTGCGGAATCTAGGAACATTTCATTCACTACCATGTTGGTATTGAATGCGGTGTAATACGTATTATACGCCATTACATCCAAGATCTGACTGATTGCGGATCCTTCAAAGTCGTAATCAGTAAAATCCGTCTGTGCTCTCATATAGTCCTTGAGAGCTAATTTAATATCAGTAAAATCTAAATTATTTAATTGGGTATATGGCATTATCTCGTCCTATCTAAGAAGAACTCTACATCGGTGGGTGGTTGATCTGAACCTATTACTTGGTATACCATTTCCACATCAAATCCATTAGAATCATAATTCGGTGATGCTTTGAGATTTAAAATTTCAATCCTTGGTTCCCATTTACCAATAACATGTTTGATATTTCCTACAATCTGAGTTGCAGTACCATAATCTAGAGGTTCAAACAAATAACTTCTTATATCAGATCCATAGTTAGGATTAAATAACTTTTCACCCTTATTAGTAAGCAATAAATTTACAATTGCTTGCTTAATAGCAGAAGCATCCCTACTGACAACAAGGTCATCAGTAACAGGATGCTTTTTAAATGTCATATTAATGTCCTTAAAGGACAATGTGCTCGCCATTGACTGACAATATAGGAAGTCAGTTATATTTAGCGAGTTTTAACTTACTTTATAAAAGGTGTACTTCAAAAATAACTCTTCTCCCTTCTTAATCGGTTTAATCGTCTTCATATAGTAGATTCTTCCCCATCCTTGGTCTTCGTACCATTTCACGCAATTGGGGTCTTCAGAGTGGTTTACGAACCCTCCTAGAGGCGTTCTCATTATATCGTCATCCACTACCACGTGGGATATACCAAGATACATCATAGCATCAATATCTTCTTTCGCAAAGATACCTTGACCTGCTACAGGACTATCTTTTATATGCAATTCGTCTGGTAATGCTTGATATGTCATTTCGGAGTCTTCGGCGTTTTGGTCGGAGACCACGCCCTCAAAACTGCTTCGGATGTGTTATCACGTCACCGTGAATTTCACCGATATCATCTATATGTGCATGATCAATATCTACATGCAACTCTTTCTCAAAAGAATCTGCAATCCTCTCAAGTGCTGAGGCAATACGAGAAAGTTCGTCACTCATTTTCCCTGACCCCTGTATCTCTTTTTTGCTCCATTACGAGAAGTTGCAGAAAGCTTTGTATTCTTTGAATTACCTTGCCTAGTCTTCTT